GTACGAGGCTTCCCGTGTAACTGTAAAACGCGTGTGGCCCCATCCAGAAGGCACCAGCGTCAACCACCGCCACCGCCTCATTCGCAGCCAAGCCGCAAGACGTACCGACGCGCTCAATGCCATACACATATGGCGGGCCAATATAATTAGCGGCGTGTGCGTCGGTGCTTGTCAGTATGAGAGTTTGCCCGCGTACTTTGACGCCCTTCATAATCTGCCCGCTTGTATTTAGCTCAAGATCGCCAGCCTCATTTGTCGCTGCTGGCGTCCAAGTTGTGTTATTTTCACGGTCACACCACTGCACTTTTCTGGGATTACCGCCAGCGCCCAGAGCGAATAAAAATCTTTCCTCAGTGACAACCATTGACCTGTTGCCTGTTGGCGCATTAGCAATAACAGCAGCCGGATTAGATGTATTCAATTGCCATTCATATAACTTGCCGTCATCCTCAGTGCATCCTACTAGGTATTCCCCCCACGTATCCAAAGCCCAAGACGTTGCTGGCTGAATGCGAACCGTGTCCGGCCTCGCCACGCCGTAAGCGTAACCACCGTAAAGACCCCCACCAAATCCAGTGAAGGCCACAGCATCCGCGCGACCAGCAGTAAAACTGGTGGGCGTTATGTCGTAACGCACACCAGTTTCATTCCACGCATATAATTTATTGTAAGTGCCACCAGCTATAAATCTCAGATTGTTATTTGTAACCCAAGTCTTCATGCCGCGTATCTGGGCGTTGGCGGCGTTGCTGGATCTTGTACGCCAGCCACCCATTGGGCGCATTGTATTATCAACCCAACGCACTAAATTGGCGTCACGCCATCGCCCATTAGATTGAAAATCAGTTCCGTTTCTGTAAATACCAGCGGGTATATCTAATGGGATTAATGGCATACAGACCTCGATGCGGAGTTAAACTAATCGGACTATAGCACAATAAGCAATAAAATAACAACAGAGGCGACATGAGCCGCCCCTGAATTTATTACTACTTTTTTTTGCCACCTTTTTTTGGTGGACGGCCTTTAGTGGTTCCGTAAGTTCCCATTCCTTTTGGCATTATTTTACTCCTCTTCCTCTGTTTCTTCTGCTTCAGAATCTTCAAGAGAGATAGCTAACATTTTGCCAAACGCCTCGCTGCCCACTCGCAGTTGGTCTAAATTAAACTGAGAAGAAGTTATCTTTTGTCGCAAAGAATTTATGTGATTGATCATCATCTTTTGCTCATCAGTTAAATCATCTTCTGTGTAGTCTACATCATTAATCGTAATAACCTTTTTTTCTTCAGTCATTTTGATTTCCTTCTAGGTTGTTACCACGGAACCCCCGCAGCTTGGGTTGGCGCTTTAAGCACCTCTATCTGGGCAGCAAGTGCCGCCTCAGTATCGTCCTTACCAACATCAGCTTGCGCCCACGCTATGCAATTAGCTTCTGTCACACTGTCATAAGCGATGAAGTCAGATGCGTCTGGGTCAGGCGTACAGCCGACTGTGCCGTAGCTGCCTACTGAATAATCACCGTCAACTGCATTGCAACGCCAGTGTATTGTGTCGATGCCACCTGTTGCGATTGTGTTTTCAACGGTTGGTATAGTCCAAGTGTATGTGATTGCCATTTATCTATCCTATGCTGCCTGCTGCATCACGCTCAGTGCGTGTCTTGTAATCTGATCGTGCAGTAACCAATGCTACAAAGTCTGCTTGGTTAGATGGGATGCTATCAGTGAAGCTATCATCATTCATCAGCTTGGTAGTCCACTCCTGTTGCATACGCTTCCAACAGTTGTTCTTTTTGCCAAGCATTGCAGCTTGTAGCCAATCGTCTATGTTTAACAGATCGTTTAGCAAGATGGCTTGCTCTGTATCCGTTACGTCTACTGTTAATGTTATTGTTGCCATTGTTTTATCTCCTTTAAGATAGGGTTATTTCGCCCGTGGTTATCCGACCAAGATGCCATTAAAGTATGATTCTACACTTACGTCTGTTTGTGCAGTACCACCAGATTGATACAAAGTTATGGCCGCAGTGTCATCTGCGTCCATATCTGCAAGACAATTCATTGCAATAGGCCAATAGGCCAAATCTGCGTTAAACTGGTTAGATGAAAATAATGACTGATATTCTTCATTAGACGTTTTTATTCGTGCAATATAATAAGCGGCTGCTGAATCTACGTTCTGCAATCTTAGATGAACGTGAAGGCTATATTTGCCTGTTACTGGAGCTGTAAAAGTGCTGCTAGCAAAATTACCACCTACGTCAAACCTTTCTGCACCGAAAGCTACATCTATTTCTTGACCAAGAGCTATGTTATTTTGATTAGCAGAAGGAACCGCACTGAACGCTGGCTGTAATGGCTTGGTGACTGCACCTGTGCCGTCTATACGCAGATGTACTGTACTATTTGCATCATCCGCAAACAGATACCCTGCTGTTCCACCTACATATCTGAGCCTGTTACTACTGTCGTGATAAATTGATGCAGCTGATGCATTCTGCATATCATTAGCGCTAATGGATAAACCAGAGTTAAATATGGCTTTACCTAAATCAGACATATCAAGTCTAAGCGCAGTTACATTGTTTCCACCATCAACACCTTTAAAACGAATGTCTGCATTATTAGTTGGACATCTAATATCAAAGTTGCCATTAGAATTATCAGACAACTCACCAAAAGGTGTACCACCTTCTTTAAGAAGTATATCCCCACCAGCAGCATCAAGAGTAATATCTCCTGCTGAGTCTAGTGTTAGGTCACCAGAACTCAAAGCCAGAGTAGTCCCATCAAGCGTGAAGTTATCTACAGTCAGCCCATCAGAAGTCACTGTGCCTGTTATGTCAATTCCAGTGGCCGTGGTGGCGAGTTTCTTAGCGTTACTGTAATAAAGTTCAGCGGCTCCGTTTTCTATAAACTTTGCCATGTCATCATTATCTGCTTGAGATTTGATAACGATATTATTTCCTCTGATGTGAAGGTTAGATGAACCGCTTTCTTCAATAAATGACACGTTATTAGACCCATCATGGTAAATCTGTAGGTCAGACCCAGCGCCAAATATGGCTTTGTCGTTGTCAGCAAACGTCATATTACCTGTGGAAACAAAAGACGTACCCGTGATGGTCGTACCAGTTATTGCCGCCGCAGAGCTACCACCGATAACCGCGCCATCAATCGTGCCTGAGTTAATATCAATGCCAGTAACCGCAGTGGTTCCGTCGAGAAGATTATCAATATTATCAAGGTTGGTGTTGATCTTAGTACCCCAAGTATCCTCAGATGCACCAACCTCCGGCTTAACTAAGCTATATGTGGTTGTCGTTGTATCAGCCATTTTAATCTCCTATGCGGCGTAAGCCTTGATTTAATCACCTAAATTTTAGGGGGAAGCAACAGACCAATCGGTTGATGCGTTGGATGCATATTGCCATACTTCACTCGCGGGATCAACATCAGTCCACGTTTCTGACGTTTCCAACTCTATTTCCCACTTCTCACGCGCGTTACACACGACAGAAGAAGCAACAGAAATATTACTCGAACTAATCTGCACTAGGTTGCAAGTCGCGCCCACAGTCAAAGCAGTATCGATAACGGCGCCGCTGCTAAACACAACATTAGCATTGGATGCCGTAGACGCAGACGCAGCAATTACACTCGCGCCATCTCTCACGCGCTCAATAACCGCACTCGTAGATGCAACACCAGCTATCGCACTGGCGCCACTTTGCACCCTAACGACACTCGCGGAAACAGACGCAGCGCCCGCAGAAGTTGCCGCGCTCTGCCTGACGCGCTGGCCGACAGAAGTTACCGACGCAGTAGACGCGGAAGTGGCTGCACCCTCACGAACACGTAGACCCGCAGCAGTCGTGCCGGAGGTTGTCGCAATTATAGAAGCCGTAAGCCTTACGCGTACAGACGCAGCCGCCGTAGTGGTAGCCGTAATAATTGCGCCAGCGCCGTCAGTGACAAAACCATCAAGCCCAAAATTATATGAGCCGTATGTGCTTTGCCCGTATCCGCTGCGATACTCAGCCATTAGTCTAGCGTAATATCAAGATCACCTGATGGAAGCCTAAACACGTCACCAGTTGAAATAGTTTTGCTGGTTGTCAAAGCAGCGTATGCAATTAAATTTCCGCCGCTGGAAGCATCGAAGACCCCTACGTGCGAAACTGTGCCATAATTAGCAGTCGCAACATCCCACTCAATCGCCGCGTTGTTTGACGCAGTATTGCCGGAAATAGCAAACGCTACAGCCTGACGCCCGTAACCACCGCCGGAAACTTCCGTACCGCCGCCAGTGTCAGACGGAGCCGCAGTGTAAAGCGCGATATGCCAAGCAGTTGGCCGTGTCGCACTACCAGTAGTAAAAACCCAAGTTAATACTGTAGTTTCAAAAGTATTGGAAAAACTCATTTTAATATGCCCTTATTTTCATACGACGGCCTGATCCGCCATATTTTGCTGCGTCACTTGAGGCGTTTATAGCATCAATTGCATTTTTATACAAAGCCGCCCACGTTTGTATTCGTGCATCTTCCTTCAGGTATGGCGCAGAATGCATTAAGGCGCCATATAAATAAGCGTCTGGGAAATACTGCAACAGCCAATTTGATGTATTAGTATCACTCAATTCTGGGACGCGCGCGTAGTAATATAACTCAGCAGTGTATGTACTGTCGGGGACAGGATAAACTTCTATCTCGCCAGCAGTCAAAGCATAGTAGGCTGGCCGACCAGAGGTATTAGCCGTTTCAAACTTTCTCTGTAAAATTTCGGATTGGCTCATCTTCTCAAGCGGGCTGGTATCATTAGACGTAATGTAAAACCTAATGTCCTCAAGAAAATCAGCAGGGATTGCGCTATACTGCGTATCAATCTGAGCGTTGCTGCGCTTCTCCTGACGCCAGTGCCGGACAAACCTTTGTATGTCAGCTTCGGCCAATGTAATAAAATCAGCAGCAATCGTACTTAGATCGTCACGGTTGAGAAAGTCAGCTATGCTCGACTTTAATTCTGCGTATGTTGTAATTGCCATT